GAAACACTACAAGAATACTACAGAACAAATAGTTGTTGTATCGCCAACATCGCCGAATGTGAATATATAGCAGCAGCTTACGAGCTACGACGTAATGTATTAGAATATCAACCACTTTGTCCACTCAAGTTTTTACGAGGCGTGTGGTGATTTGTAAGTACGGTTAATTGAGTAAGGTAATAAAATATTTTAAAATTTTCAAAACCATGTCCGATTTAGAGTTATCCTTCTCGGACTTAGACGATATATCGTTTGACGATATTTTTGACGATCTACCCGAAAAAACGCATCGCCACTTGACCGTCGATGGTACGAAGATACAGTTTAAGACCGGACTTACCGAAGAAACGCGCCGGTTGCTTTTGACAACTTGTAGCAACCTAAACTTTGGTTGTTTTTCACCGACTAAAGGTCTGGTGTTGCAAAATAAATGTCTTTCAGACGAAAATAGCAATATTTTGTACCGACGCATGGGGTTTGACTTCACAGCAAAATATCTCCTATTTCAGTACTTCGTAGAGACTACTTCTTTTGGTATAGAAACCTGGAGAATAATATTACAGAGTTTTGGCACAAAGCCTGGAATGGTTATAGAACGGATCTCGGATACAAACCCAGTCAAAAAGCGTCGAATTCAGGGGTTTGAAGACAAGGAATTGATTCGAAGCAAATACATACTTAATACGACCAAAGAAGTCGGTGATATGCTTCACGGGTCTTTAAAAAAGCACTTTTTGACTGTAGGACCAGACCGCGGTCCTTTACTTTGTGACGTACAATACCCTGGGCATGATTTGGTTCAGAAAGCAAGATTGAAATGTTGTCTAGAACTAAGTAAAGACTCTCGAGTATCCTATTGCAAGGAACAACTTTTTGAAAAGGACAATATTTTTGAAGTGGTCGATTGTGTGAACGAGATGATATGTTTTTTAGAACTAGAGGACGTCATAAAGGAACCTCCTTTTAAAAAGGTTAAAGTAGAAATATCGGTATCAAGAGCGACTCAGGATATCAGAGAACGACCAAAGCGTTGTTATGAAGCTAAGTTTCAAAAAGAAGAGGTTAAAAAAGAGTACGAAGAAATAATCTCGAAACGAAAGGAAGCGGTAAAATTTCAACCCGGGGTTTGGTTGAAGACTTGTCTAGTCGGTGGAGTATTCGATTATCTTATAAAAGAGATAGTAAAATGGACCGATGAGAAAATAGGATATTCTGATATCTTGTTTGTTACTGTATTGCTGAGCGTATCACTTGCTTTACGGATCAGTACGCATAATCCTAGGAGTAAAATGGACTGGATTTATTATCCCGTGGTCTTGTTCTCGTTCTCGTACTTCGGGTTGACGGACTACGTGGTTACCCGGTGGATAGGACTTATAGTCCATATTTTGACAGTATGTCTACTAAATTACAAGTGGAAACTCGCATGGATTCCCATTGTAATTGCAATCATACTAAATTGGCAAGACTCTTGGTTCTCGTGGATCAGTTTCATCAAAATACCATTCGTGTTTCTTTCCTATTGGAATCAACATCGAAGGAAACAAAAAAATCCGGCGTCGATTCTCCTATCTCCTTATAGGGACTGGTTGATACTAGTTTGTGTACTTGTAACATCGCCGATGTGTTTCTCGAATTGAAGTAGAAATGCACCCTTTCTAACTCAATGGTAGGTAGTGTATTTTATACACATTTTGATACTATAAATATTTACTATTTCTATGTTAAATGTTATGTAATCTCTGCAATGAAAATAGTGCTGAATCCATGTCCTGTGCTCGTTGCCGTAATGAGTGGTGCATCCGGTGCCATTTACAGATAATAAATACTGGTACACCTAGTAATTTGGGGAAAATATACAAATGCCCGTACTGTAGATTTATTTATGTTGAAAAATCAAAGATATTACAGCCTTTACGAGTTCGTACCCGTAGTAGTGCTTGTAGTATTCTTTAATCGTCTTCGTACTAATAACATTCTACATATGCTCTGTAGGTGTACGTACCTGTAAATATAATCCCTCCAACATCCATAACAAGGACACAAAGCATTGAAGTTATAGGTTCCTCTTTTTACACAATCCCAGTTTCTTCCTTGAGCGATCGCCTTCGATTTGTATTTTATTCCTGTAAATATGCAACTCATTAAGACTAATTAATTTTATTTATATACCTATGAATGTAAAAAAAAGGTTTCGTGATTTTATTTCGGAGTTAAAGGCTGAGAAAGCAAAAGCTTTGGACGAGCTGGAGAAGGAGTATGAGGCGAAGCGCCGAAAAATCGAAGAGGAGTATGACTTAGAAAGTTTAGTTGAGGCAGTGAACGTAGAGCCCTGTGACTTGTGCGTGGGCGATTCATCCTGGTGTTGTAGTCGTTGTGAATATAAGCTATGTCTAGGTTGTATAAACAAAATATATAAAACTAGGTCGGAGTTGACTAAAAAACATATCCGTGCGTTAAGGCTTAGTCCGTTGTCACTAGCAGAAGCAAAAAAAAAGTTTTTAGAAGACGGTTTAAAGTGTCCTCATTGTAGAACTACAAAACTACCGGTGAAATGAATCTTTTTTTATTAAACATAGGTACTCAAGAATGTGTCGTCGATTTGTGCGATAAGCATATCGTAAAAATGATTTTGGAAACAGCCCAGATTTTGTACTCCGTATGGCACGTCCGAGCAGGTTTACCAAACGACGAGACACTAGAGACGGTGCCTGCCTACCGTAAGACTCATGTCAACCACCCTACCTGTGTATGGGCACGTGCGTCACCGTATCATTACGAATGGACATGTATGTACGGTATTATCATGTGCAAAGAATATACACATCGATATGGCAAGGTACATAAAACACAGTATCATCTCGAGCGTTTGTACTCCTGGGGTTTCCCACCAAAGTGTTTACTAGAACCACCGATCAAAAAAAAGTCTAAAGTCTGGGTAAGAGCCACGCGAGGCATACCATCGGTCTTCGACTACTTTCCATTGTGTATGGATGAAGATTCGTACGTAAAAGATAAGTCCGGCGAATATAATGCGTTTCTGTCATACCAAAAGTATTACCAAACGAAGCAAGACAAGTTTAAGATGGTATGGACAAATGCGGAACAGCCAAAGTGGTTTCAAAACTTCAAACATCCGCCTGTACAGCACCAGACAGCCTTACTAGGGTAGGTAGCACCTGGTATAAGTCTATTTGACCCGTCTTTAACTACTGTTATACCATTACTCGATACTTTTAGTTTTATTGTAACTCCAAACATTCCGCCAGCTTTTATGGTCCAGGTATCATTAGATTTTTTAGCAGAATCCACTGTAATCTGGACACACCCTAGCCTAGTATTCCCGTCCTTTAAGCACTTACTGTTTCCACATCGATCCTGAAATCGGAGAATGTATATGTTTTGGATGGAGGAAACCGCCGAAGTCAACGGAGTCGCATCTTCGTAAATATCCGGAACTCTACATATGCCATCTTTTACGAGTGGGCAAGCTTTACCACAGGATTGATGACTAGGGTCGTTGTCTACAACTGCTAGTATACCCTTATTAGGTATCGTGGGAACATCCCACACCCATTTACCAGATCTGGTACAGTTTTTATAATCCGTAGGTTTAGGATAGGCTTTAATCTCCTGTATTCCCATTATAATTAAGGATTCGGAAATAAATACCTTAATTTATCTCAACCTAGAATAATAAAAAACCTAGTTGTATAAAATGTAATTGTATTGAGTATTTTTTTAAAAAAAAATAAATAATATACAAATTTATTTACAATGATAAGTGAAAGAGAAGCATTCGAAACTTGTTTTAAACACTGGAAAGATGTCGGGTTTGATACGGATGTTGAATTTGACGAACGAACTCGAAGTGAGTGGAAAGAACACCCGTGGATCGAGATAGGTCTTCAGAATCATTGGTTGGAAGCATGGGCGTATACAAACACCTTGTGTGATACTTCTTTACGAGACGACGACGACATAAAAATTACCTTTAACGGTGAAGAATTAAGTCGAAATCTTAAACTGTTGGATAAATCCATACATTGGTTCGATATCACAAAAGTGAAACGTATGTACAATATATCAACAAAGTGTGCACACTTTTGGATAGCGAATCCTAGAGAGATTAACGAGCATACAACCTATTCCTGCATCAAATGCGACGAGCAAAGTGGGTTTGCCTAAGATTCATCATCTTTAGGTTCTACTTTAAACAAGTCTTGTATATAAAGATATGAGATAATTCCAATTACTGATACGATTCCGGTGACTATAAGTACAGGTTTTTTATATTGCATATTTTAATACTCCTATTTACTTTATATACTCCATACTACTAGTTCGATACATTCTGTTGAAACGTGAGGATCAATTGTAACACGTTCGTCTTCCCAGGTAATATCACCGTGTGGCGTAACCTGTGCATATGGTTTGCTTGGCTTTTCGATCTTACAACTCAGTACATCTAGTTCATAAATGCAATCGAGTTGATTGTAAGTATGTTGAGTGTTTGTTAAATTCTTACAGTATGAACCTAAGGAATAAATTTTTGGGGGAAAGGTTCTGGTTTGAATGAATGACCCATAATCGGTCCATAGTTGTATCATCATTAAGATGAACAAAACACCGGCTATGGATAACACAATTGCTTTGCAGAAGTTTTTTCTACAAGATGGTTTTTTCGCTCTAGATTGGACTTGCTCCAATAAATTTTCACGTTCCAGATCATGGTGAATTTGAACGTCCTCTTCATCGGATACTTCTTCGATTCTGGTACTCGTAACTTGTGCCATTTTATAAAAATAAAAAAGATATATATAGTATAATTAATCTTCATCCATTTCCTCGCTTGCCATGGGTGCAAGGTACACTTTTAGAGAACAGAAATCTGTTAGTTTGGCGCCAAACCGAATTGGCATTCCATTTTTCCATCCGAGTTGAATTTGATCGGAAACATCGCCAATGTTAAACGCCTTGTCGATATTTTTGTTGCCCAGGGTGATTGGTCGCGCACCGTTGAAGGTTTCGTACTCAATGCCACTGGATGGAACCAGTTGGGTTACTTTTACCGCTCCCTGAGTAGTGTCTTCGCTCTTCAACTCGAGATTGGTCTTCGTAGGAGTAAAAGTAACGGACGCCTTTGTGAAATCAATCACCTTTTTCTTCCATGTTTTGAAGAAGGAGGGATGTATATTGATGCAAACATCCTCTTCAATCTCCGGGACCACCATGGTCTCGTCGTCGATGGTTACCTGTTTGATGGTGTAGTTCGTAACTTGATCGTCCGACACAATGTCTATACTAATCGTGTCTTGACCAGAACAAAGTTTAAGTTGGTCTTTGGGACCGCCGGTCTTTAACGCTGCCAACAACACCGTTAAGTTTACACAGATGTCCTCCTCCTCGTCGCACTGGTAATCCCCATTGCAGTAGGAAGGGTCCAATTTCGCGTCGATGAACACGGAATGACACATTGACATGCAGAAAATACTCATTCCTGCTTTTTTACAGGTGATTTTAACATTAGTTTCGAACTGTGCGATGAAGTTTAGTAACTTGTAGAATGCTTTTGCGGAGGGAATGGTACACTTCATTTTTGTTTTTAATTTAAAAAATAATAATATTATAATCTCTAAGCTTTTTGTGTTTTGTTGGTAAGCAACCTAGTTTGACCTAGAATCTGAGTCTAGGTTGTTTCTGACATTTGCCTATGCATTCTCGTTCTTCGTCTATATTGTCGAAGCTATTAAAGTTTACAATCTTATCGACCTTGTAAGTCATTACCATTACATTACCATGGGATTCACTTGCAGCACTAGTGCCATATTCATTTCCAATAGCTAGTTTTTTATCTGCCGTTATGTATATAGCCAAAGGAAGTGACCAACCGTTTGGTAATTTAAAAATGGTTCCGTTTATTTCATAGTAACCATTTGCATAATTGTCTGAGGAAACACGATGTTTTTCTCTTTTTATAATTTGTTTTAGTGTTTTATCATATTTCACATAATACATCGTGCCATCAGAGGGAGTAAATACAACATATCGATTTCTACCAGGTTCGCCGTCTTCACCAGACTTATTTTGCACATCTTCTTTTGAATAAGGTCTACCACGTTTGTGTTTACCTATATCGCGTGAATATACCCAATCTGCATAGAGCATCTTTTTTATATATTGTGATATAGTAGTTTGTTCGTCAGGTTCTTCATATTTCTTTCCATTAAGTGTATAGGACTCACCCTTATAGAATTTCTCTACCAGACAATATGTTCGTTGTTTACCTGTAAGATCTGTAATCCTTAGGAATAATGTATTCTTATAATCCATTGCCTCCCAGGGTGCCAAAGTTATAATATCCATTTCATTCTGACACTTTGACATTTGAGCTTTACCGATTCTTTCCTCAAATTCTTTATCGCTTAGTTTGTTTAATTCTTCAATTTCCGCATCCATTTTTTCTACTCTCTTTTTGTAATCACTACATTTGTCCAGTTCCAGACGCTTTTTCTTTTTAACATCTTGGATTTTCTTTTCTCTTGCGCTTGTGAGTAAGTCCACAATGTCTTGGCGACCCTGATCCATTGCATATTTAAGCGCTTTCTTTTTCTTCTCTATTCCCTTCAGTAGTAGCAGTTTTATTAACTCTCTTTGACGATCACTTCTTAATTTATCTTTACCATGTGAAAGAACCACTACATCTAGGTAATTGGTTCCTGTTGTATCCTCAACATTTGGTTTAAAAGTACCCATATCGAGAATCTTTAGAATGTCTTCAAAAAACAATAAATTATGTACCATGAACAGAATAGGAGTACCGTTTTGCTTCGAAGAAGGTCCCCAGTATTTTAAAAATGGCATTGGGTCGCGGTTGTTTCTTATAACGTAGTCGATAATGCCTGTCGTATTCAATCCCATAATAGATAATAACCACGTAATTTTTTCTGAATTCCCTCGATCAACTGCGTATTCCAATATAGACTTAGCATTGATGTCTGTTGCATTTATATTAAGTTTTCTAGTCATACGCAAGTAATCCCATGCTTCTTTATAATCCGCAATGTGCATTGCCGTTTGACCCGAAGCATTCTTTGCGTTTACATCTACGTCTTTGCGCTTCAAGTATTCTTTGAGTATTTCGACATACATTGGATCTAGGCACAAATGCTGTAAATATGTCATTTTACCGGCTCTCACTTCATTTGGGGTTAGTTGATCCAATGATAATAATGCCATTACAGTGTCAAGATATACTTCTAGTTTTACCATACTTCTAGGTTTGTCCAACAATCTACCCACGGCGGTATAACCCTCCTTATCAAGTATGTCTGGATCGTAGTCTGGGTGTGTAACAATATACATAAATGTGTCCTGTAAATCTTCAAAAAGGTCCTCACTTACGAGTACATGCATAACTGTACGTCCTTTTTTCGACGCATTCACGTCTATTTTAAGCGTTTCGACGGTGTATTTAAAAGTTTCAACATCGGTTTCAAACATTACACTCTTTAATAAATAGAATGCTTTGTGTTGAATCCTAGTTTTCTTGAACAAATTGAACAAATGTTCCATTCTCTTTTCTCCGAGTTCTTTGTGTGCCATAATCGCTAACGCTAGCCACTCATCATCGGCTTTTTTGATTTTAAACTTTGGATGATAGATAATTGCGTCAAACAATGGCGTGCGTTTTTTGCTATACCTCAAGAGAAACAATCTACTCTCTTTGTCATTTCCGACTTTAATTCGTTGATTTGGATCCTCCGAAAACGCTGGTTTTAGCTTACCATCCTCTAGGAAGTAGGCGTTCATTACTACTGGGCGACTTTCGAGTAGTATTAAATGTTGGTAAAAATCATCCGTGTTTATTCCGATATTAATAATATCGACCAAAACTTTAGGGGCTAAGGATGAAGTGTTATATGTTAACGCATAGACGAGCGATTTTTTTTCACCCTCCCACGCATTCGCGCCTGCCTTGACCATCATAATCATCATGGTCGCAACATGGTTGTTGAGCTTTATCCGAAGGAGTGCTTCTAGTGATTTCGTCTGGACTGTGGCTCCCATTTCAATCAGGTAACCTAGCATTTTCACTTGCTCTTCGGTAGCCTCTTTGAGTGATTCTGAAAATTGCTGAATGGCATCCGAATTTTTTAAATCCATATCTTTGGTTTTTTCCATCAGAGTTTTCAAATCCGGTGTATTGATAAATAAACCCGGCGCTGAATCATCAGTCTCTTCGGTATGTGGAGCAAAATCACGCAACCAGGTTTGTATTTCGTATTTGTTAGACCTAGTATATACCATTAATTTATTACCCCAAGTGTCTTTTACTTCTTCAAGTGTTTTGGTCTTTCTGTGATGGTATAAGTCACCTACTTTTGGAATCACCGCATCGACAGGTACGTAAGCTTGTAGAAATTCTTCTTGTCTCCATATTACAGTATTGCTCTGCCCTATCTCATTAAAATGAACTATAGGACCATCTGCCTCTACACTGAATAGGACCAGTGATACTTTTACCCTTTTGCCTGTCTTTGCATGTTTCCACAATTCATTCGATTTAGGAGTAACAACCGGTAGCCCGGAATCGATGGAGCGGTAATCTTTTAAAAAGTCCTTCAGTAGCTCCATTCTTCTTCCCCCCTCTCCAACCTGAGAAAAATATACCTCGTAAGGTACCCTCACAGTGGAGATATGTCTTACGATTATTTTGATACCTGGAGCGGGACCAGTCGTTTTGTATTGCCACACCTGTCCGGTAGTCGGTAATTCAGAGTAATATGTCCATTCCTCTTGAAAATCAGAGTAGTCAACACTTATCAAGTTTTGAGACATTGTAGTTATTGCTTTTAATTCCATTGGACTTCCTACTGTTTTGATTTCCCGTATGATATGGGATGGAGTATCAGCTATGGGGCTAAACCACAATTGCGTTGGTTTCGCTTTGGGTTGTGGGATATAATTTCCAAATAAGTCATCCCAAAACAGAGTCAATTTGGTGTCACGATAGTTCCCTTTATAAATTTCAGCATTTCCAGGTTTTAAGTCAGCGATCTCAATGAATGTAAATTCCTGATTAATTCTTAGATATTTTTGACCAACATATGGTCCTGGTCTTGAGTATTTAAACTCTTTAAGAAACTGTTTAATTGGTATTCTAAATTCAGTATTAGAATTTGCACCGACATAGGTAAGATTACCTCCCTCCTCACCCCTATCCGTGACAACGTACAGCTTTCCGTTGTTTTTTTGTTCCCATACAGACCACTGAAATAATCGTGCATCGTCTAAAGGTCCAGGTACATTGGTTCTGGGACCATCCCTCAGTTTTAAGTATCTCAAGGCTTCCGGTAAACTATAACTAAATATTTCCGGATTGTCGCCATCGCTTTTATAAATGAACTTAACACTTTCTTCTACTGACAAATCCAGCCCCACAATTTGAATTGCGTTACTGTTGATTGTATTCGTGCCGATATCGCCTACATGTATTCCTCTTCTTTTATAAACAAAGTTCTTAATGAAGAATTCAGCTACACTAACCCTAAGTCTAAAATCAATATCATAGTCTCCTGATACATTATAATAATCCACGGCGACGACGCTGCCTGACCGAATACGTGCTTCATTAATAATTAACATTTCATCAGAGGTAGTGCTTTCCCATATATCACCGGACTTTGGATTGAAAGGATACAAGTATAGTAATTTTTCGGGTTCCCATAATTGCCATTCAGTTCTACTCGTCCGCACGGTGATTTTAGAACCTATGAATGTTACTATGCCGGTTATATTATCATAATCCTCTAGTAGATTATTAATTTGTACTCTGTCACCGAGTTTAATAGTCTTGGTTGAATTGTATTTATGTACAATTTTTCTTGAAACAAATTTCAATTCGTCTGCTTGCCATCTCTTTATTCTATTTTGCTCTTCCATGTACACGCGTATCATTCGCCGTATATCGTCGTGTACTGTTACCACAACACCGATTTTATCATGTTGTTCATTTCCTGGTTCATTAATACGTACGATATCACCTTCTTTCATTTGTTCACCGGTTGTATATTTATTGGATATTAATTTCAATTGTTCTGGTGAAAAGGTAAACTCTTCTTCATCAATCTTTACAACAATCTCATCTATACCATTTATTTGCATTACAACTCCCCTACTAATTGTATTTCCAGGTTCACGAATCTTTACTTTATCACCAACCTTAATGGTAGAGCCATTTGTATACCGTGGTGGTCGGTTTGGTCTTGCTGGTGCACTTGGTGCTACAGGTGCTCTTGGCGATGAAGGCGGTGTACTAGTCATTTTATAAATTCTTATCATTACTTATACTATAAATATGATGTTTGTCTTATTAAAATGTCAGTAGTAAGACAAGATCCTGACCTAATTGATGCATTTAATGAACTAGAAGCTAAAGTTTTTTGTTTAATAGAAGAGAAAAAACAATTGCACAAACGTCTTCTGGTCTTAGAAAAAGCTGCCAAAGATCACGGTGTAAAAGTTGGAAATCACGAAGCGACCGGAGATACATGTATTATAGTATAAATAATAAATATGTTTTTATAAAATGAACAGTAAGAATGCTATTTTATTTGAGACGATTGTACGAGGTGATACAAAGGAGTTAATCAAAGCCTCCGAATTGCGTCGTAAAATTATGCATGGGTTAAGTTATGAAAACAATATGTACGACGAATGTGTCTCGTATTTAGAATTGTTGAATAGTTTTATGAAACCAAATACACTTAGCAAGAAGCCGGTTCTCTTTTCATGGAACAACACATCTTCTTCATGTTGGCAGTACGAGAAATTGCACATTCTATCCCTCTTGTCACACTGGGCACATGAGAAAGCTGTATCTTTGGACACTAAGGAAGCCAAGCCGTGGTTTAAAAAATGTGTAGAACATGAGCTGGAAGCTTTGCGGTGTTTGAATCGTTATCGTTGGAAAGATACTGAAATTTCTATTTTACCTATGATGCAGGAGCGATATCATATAGCGAAGGCATTTATTTATGCCAGTGATTATTATTACAACATGTATGCCTTTAAGGAGTCTATGGCTCCGATAAAGAAGTCTTATCAGATGCTTGAGATAGCGTCACGCGTCTGGAATAAGTTGGAATACACAAATTTGGCAGAACGAGAAGCTTTGTTGTTACGTCAAATGGCAATTGCAGAGAAAGAAGATAATTGTGGTGAGCGTGTTGCCCTGATGAAAAAAGCAATAGATTTGTGTTCAAACGATGAGATACTAAAGGATTATAATTTGTGGAAACAACAGAATGATTCGGTGTATTATCAGAAAGAGGAGACATCTCAAACTATTTCTTTGCTTTCTCTTGAAGATTCTTTTCAAGTTCTTTCAAATATAGTGAAGCCAAATTAAAGTATCTTTTTGCGTTGGGAATATCATAATTTTGTGCAGCATATACACCCATAACAAATCCAATGAGTACCCGTATCATTTATAACTGAAAAAACAAAAGTTATACTAAAAAAACATAGATAGTTAAAACAATATATTTCAAGTATTTTCTAAATTTTATGGTATTTTAAACATGGAGTGCCCTATCTGCTACAATACCTCAGTAAGTATATTTACGAATGTATGTAATCATTCATGGTGTAAAGAGTGTCACAATCGAATGATATCCGTAAATCATACGACCTGTTGTATTTGTAGAGAAGCTATCATTTTGCCACATAAAATGAGAAAACAGAATACTTACATTCATTGGTTATTGAATGGTGGCGAACCGGCTCTTCGCTGGAGACCAAAACGATACCGCAGAGGACAATTTTTCAAGTATAAATATTGATATAAATTTTTATATATGAAGCATATTTTTTATGGTATAGGGACTATCTTGTCCATTGTATCTCTGCTTCTTTTTATGATACATCCACGTGATCATCGTTTGGATTTATCGTTTGCACTGTATTGGACCTTGGTAGTTATACTTTTAATTTTTGATTGTAGAAACGAATATTTAAGACGTGAGAGAATACACCGAAATATTACTACATCAAATAATAGGGGATTCATGCGCGTATGAATATATATATGTTTTTACTATTTTTAATATGGGATGTCAAGTAAGTTTACAAGTACACCCTTTACCTATCAACGAGGTTCCGGAAACCACTGTACAAATTGTAGACGAAGAGGATGAACCTGCTGAAGAAAAAGGAATTTCGATAGAAGATTTTATACCTACGCTAGATGAGATTTCAATGGAGACTATAAATATGTAAATAAATTAACCAAATGGGAAACACTGTAGCTGTAAATATTGGGAATTCTGGCACTGTAGCACCTATATCAAGTGTAGGAGAAGACAAGGGTAGTAGTGGGGGTATAAACGTGGGGAATACTACTACTGCCGAAGAAGAAGATGACGAACCTAGTTGTTTTGAGAAACTAGGTTGTATGTTGTGTGGAGGAGAATAGAAGTATAAATATTTAATAAATTTTGTTTAAATGTCAAGTTATGTAATTGAGTTTCAAGACGATAGCGGTGTTAATGAAGAAGTAGACTTATCTGAATATGTAATTAGTCCGTTTACACATCATATGATGTCTAGTATTTCTGGTGTAAGGCATATGGCAAGCAGACCACGTAGGTCTAGGGCTTGTCGTTGTCGTGGGTTACAAACTTGCATTCATTGTAGTCCAGCCTTACTACCAGAATTTCAAACGGACACTAGGTCTTGTATGTGTGCAGGTATGGGATGTTTGATGTGTACAAATGATCCATTTTCCAACCCAAATCCATTAGTTATAGAAATACCTCAACCATCTTCGTCTAGAGTTTCGACATTTAAAGCAGAGGCAGACTTAGGTGAGTGTTCGATATGTCAAGAACGTATTACGAAGGGTCAATTGATGTGTCGTTTACCTTGTCAAGAAACGGTATCTCATGCATTTCACCGAGATTGCATAAAGCCATGGTTAGAGAAACACAATACTTGTCCAAATTGCCGATCAAAAATATAGTATAAATATAAGTACGAATTATTTTGTATGTCATCGTATGTAATAACACCTAAATGTCCAGTCTGTTTAAATCATTATTCAAATAAAGTCAAGCCGGTGATTTTACAACCGTGTTGTCATGGATGTTGTGCAAATTGTGTATCTGAATACCGAAGAATTAGCGAAGAAAATAATGAACAAGATATAAGGTGTCCCCGATGTAGAGAAGTTGTAATAGAAGAAAAACCAAATTACGATTTGATTGAAATGCTACCAGAAGAAGACAACAAAGACATGTGGGTTGAGAAATTGCTTGATTTTGCAGATAAGCAAGGACAAGAAATCCGAGTCCATGTAGATGTACAAATATTTGCTAAATTGATTTGTTCTAGATTGGTAAATCAGGAACGCTTAGACCGTATTGCTCTTAAAACGTTTGAAGATTGGACGGTTCAAGATAAAAAAACAATGCAAGTTTTCAAAGAAGAATTAAGATGTTGCATTATATCTATGGACTGTGACTTTGAAGAAATTTCAAAATGGGTACAGGTGTTAAGTCTACCTTCAAAAATAGAAAGTTACATTATGGCAGGGTTAATGGAATTTTACGAGTCTAAAAAATTTTTGACTCCTATGGGTGCAGAATGGTTGCTGGATTTGATGCCGACATCGGTTTGACGTGTATATAAGTGTATATAAATTACTCAAATGACTTTGGATCATACTATTTTCGCATGGACTCTTGTTAATTTATCATGTTGTGCTATAATAGCTACCAGTATAATTGTACAGATTTATACTAACCCAATAATCAATGACCATATTTACCAAGAATTTTTTGAGAGAACAATGCAAGCGACATTTCTCTTCGCAATTACTGAACTAATATCGTCTATTGTTATGGTTATAAACACTACCTGGGCATGGGGACCATTTATTATTCATTGTTTTGCGTTATTTGCGTCTTTATTTGCAATGCATGCCTCATTTCATATAATAGAAGGCAGCGATGGAGATCACGAAAAAAGGTTGCGTATTTCGAATGTAATGCGTGGTATTCTTTGGGTCATTAGGTTCTTCTATTTATTTACAATATTACTTGTTTTATTTTAAACTATAAATATCTATACATTGTATAAAAACGATGTCTCGATCCGTATTTAATCGTAATAGAACTCGATCTGCCATAGCAGAAAAAATTATAACCAAGATGGAAGACGACGAAAATCCGGATATGGAAATCAATTTTGGAGGATACATGCATGGTGGAAAGGGATTTGCTTTGCAGGTTAGTAACATGGACAAGATATCCGAATATACTACAACGGCATGGAAAAATATAATACATGCTCAAGGATTGACTTCTAGGATAATTACAGACATGTTAGAAGGTACGGTCAAGATTCAATGTGAGCCTATACAAAAAAGGCAATCGAACAAAAAATACTTTTATTCGTTAGTGTATTTAAGCGTTTGTATTTTTCTTATATACAGACTATGGACTCGCCATCACCAGCCTTAAATCCAGAAGTAAAACTACAAAAACACAAGGGGTTGCATGATAACGACTCAAGATTTATAGAAGAAGTAATTAAGGTGATTGGGTCTTTGGATGGTTCCTCTACTATGAGATTAAAAATTCACAGTAAATTTCCAACTCGTTTCATTGTAACTATATTGGATCCACCATGCATGACTTTGGACGATATGCATCAAATATTCTTAATGAATGGCAGGATTATCTCGATAAAGGTTGATTTAAACAAACAAGAAATGAAAATTGAGTGTTACAAGCACAATGAAGAGAGTAAGAAAAAACGAAAACGTGCTGCGTATGACGAGTACGATGTACCAGATGGTTATGATTTAAGTATGGTAGATTCAAAAGATTCAAAACACGTAAATGGTATCTTAAAAAATATATTAGGAATTACTACCATGGAATTTACATCGGTAATTGTACCAGAAGCCTCCAATTATATTTTAGAAATACAAGATATTGAAGTTATCGACGTTGATTACATTCAAGAGGTAGTACAGAAATATAGGGCTTTCGTTACGAAAACTACATTCGATTACCCTCAGAAAAAACTCAAACTCAAAATTCGTAGAAATGACACACCAATACATCGAATTGCAAATCGAAAAAAATTAAAAATCAGAAGATAATAAATGTTCCCAATCTTCGTCTGTTAACACAGCCTTATCACCTTCCCATCGTTCGGTTACATAATTTATTATATCTATATTCATATTCGAGTTTTTTGGCATTACTATAGACAAATTATACTTTACAGCAAGTTCAAACCCACGGCGTATCCTCGATTGAATACCTCTACTACTCTGCTTCCATTCTTTCTTTATAAGTTTTGCAGAAATATTAATTTTTTCACCGTCATGTTTAAGTAATAAAATGGGCTTCCACGAACCGGCGGCACGTTTTGTAATACGTGGACCACCAGGTTCTAAACCGTTATGTTGGTTTAAACGTTTTAAAAAATTCTCTGTACATCCAATATACGTATGTGTCTTTATCTCCGGATTATCGTGGCAAATCAAATAGATATATAAAATTGTCATTTAACAGAAAATATAGATGTATTTATATGTCATATGTATTTAATATAATGGATCACCCAAAGCCCCTCACCGAAGAACAGAGAAACCAAGTAAGGTCTCTACTAAAACAATTAGGAGAGGCATCTGTAAGATTATCAAAGTCCAGAACCAGAAAGTCCAAAACACCGAAAAAAGCTTCTAAACATCTATCGCTAAAATTTTTGAAGAAAAAAGTAGTTGAAAACCCATTCGATGGTATAGACGAAGGTCAAACCGTTGAAGGGGTCGATTTGCCACCAGTATGTAACCGTATGCCAGTAGTACAACGTGTTAGGTTAATGCTATTACCATTGCATTACGATGACATTGAATTCGAACGAGATAAAATCATCAAAATGGCAAAAGAAGATTTAGGAGCTGATCTCAGCGTTGCAGATGCCGGTACAAAAGATACACTTCGATTCGTTATTGACGGGAATCCTCCGATAAAGATTCTTTACGTGTATCTTCAGCCTGGACGGGTGGACCCTCATAAGTACATGCTTCTGAATTGGATGTATTCCACGTAAAAAGCTTTACTTCGTCAACGCTTAGTTGTGGATATTTTACAGAACCATACCAGGCGTAAACTTCGTTTGGTTTGTATTGTCTCAGCAGTGAACGTATCATTTAATATGAACATGACATTATATTTATAGTGTACTACAGTCAAACGAAGCTTTTCCCAAACGTACATTTACATCATTGTGAAAATCACATAACCACTGTTTATTTAATTCAATATTATTTTCAAGAATGTAATCGCCTATATGTTTCCGACACGTTTCGCATGGATACAGATGACTTAAAGAATACATGAAATTTTTAAAGTGTGATTCTTTGGTTGTTGGTACGTGTTTTGCTATCTCATGCAATAAATACCATGTAGATTGACCCAAACGATCACGATCCAAATCCTCACATGCACAATCACAAGTGGGCTCAAAAGCGCTAGCGCAAAAAACAAACATAAAAAACACCAAAAATCTCATTATATGATAAAAAAGATAATATTTATAGTATATAAAACACCAGACATTTTATAAATGCTATTATTTCTAAGTTTAATAATTACATGGATACTTAATATAGCTTGCTTGGTATCCTATATGCTATTACAAGAGGCATCTACCTATTCAATTATAGCGATTTCAGGAGTGGTACTTACAGGTATATTACCTGGATTGATAGGCAAAAAGGACGAACCTAATGGATTTTCAATACGAAGAGCTCTACATGTAGTAGCTGGAGTAGTTGGTATAATTGGAACTGGGTTATTGTTAGGAGAGGCAATAAAAGAGTCTCAGGAATATCTATGGTTAGCTGCTGCCGGGGCAGTTATTCACGTAATATCTGGAGTTACAGCACATCTTTATTTTGTAAAGAAAACAAATGTATATAACGATGATTCTTTGGCGTATGAATTATTTAATAGGAAAGAGTGGTACTTAATCCTCGCCGCCGTTTCATTCTTTTCACTATTGTACGCCGTTATTACTGAAATTGAAATTGCTTCTCCTCTTATACATCTGATTGCATTTATATCTATTTTACTCGCACATCACACAAATCAATTAATCGACTTGATTAACTATACTGTACTACATACAGCTGGCGTGATTTCTATGATGGGTTTAATACTGACCGATGGTGCTATATCCGACATTGTTATTGCATTCCTTGTATACGTGTACCTCGGTATGGTTCATTTATAAATACCACTACAGTCGCCCATAGGATACTCACGGATATAGAAACGGTACTGATGGTCTTTAGTACGCCAGAAATTACCCATAACCCCAGTTTCCATGTCTTTCATATCATATTCGAGTGAAAACAAACGGTCCGTACACTCATTAAATGTCTTGTAAACACCAAGAATTTCTTGCTGACTTTGATAAAACTCCGTGTTGCAATATAGAAAAAAAACAGACATTGATAAATTATTTAGTTAATATTTAAATAGGTCACAATATTTTTACTATACGATATACCTAGAAAAACTAGGTAGTTAAGAAAAAAAAATAAAAATATTGGACTATAATTATTTAAATTATATTTTTTAAATTATGGAAACCGAACGTCGATCTAGAGTATTCTCAGCTCGTGAATATGCCAGAATATATGGTAAACCAGAGTACAGAACGGAAAAAATAGAATATCGTATAGTTCAAGTATTACTAATTAGCGCTACAATTGGATTTCTTCTATGGGCAATAGTGCGATGAACTCATTCAAAACTTATCTTCCATTATTATATGAAATAACAAACGGAAAACTTCTCTTATATCTAAAAGATAAAGCGCTGCATTTTGTTTTGAATACTAATAAAGGACATTTATATCGGTGCATAATCGACGATATAAACGACTTCAAAGAAGATGTAGGCTACGCATTTGACGACAAATTCACCGTAGTTTGTTTGAATTCTCTTAAAAACTTAACACTTAAGCTACAACCGGAAACGGCTAAGATAGTAGTTATTTTGGCAAAACGCCAATGTACTATTGAACTAAAGTCAATCGACTATGCAGATTGCTTTGACTTTATCGGATTGATGGGAGTTTCCAAGAAAATTCCGAATCTTCCAGCCGATGTACCAATGGGACCGCCTCCAGATTTACCTAAACCCGTACCAAAACGAAAACAAAATGAAAATATCTTACAGTTCAGACGCAAACGCAAAAAATAAGGTCATGTCACGTTCGCGGGTCGTATTTTTATATTAATATAGAAATAGCATTAAAACTTCATTTTTTTGTTCTAAAAATTAGAGTATCACAAGCCGACCTAGATCACAAGCTGACCTAGATCACAAGCTGACCTAGTTAACATATACACACCTATTACCATAGTAGTATACCCTGAACTCAATACGAAACATTTAAAATATTTTATTTTTATGTTTAATTACAAACATATTCACATTTTATCGTTTTAAATCACCATGAATTTCCTAGGATATACTTCTACTTCAAAATTAAACGAGAAACAGGAACTCGTTGACAAACTCCTGGACGCAAACCACCAGTTCCACGATTCGAACGGCACCTTGAAGAGCCAAGTCGCAAAGTTAAAGGAACAACGTGCACAAGCACAGCGTCAAATCGGTGAATTAACCGATGTAAAGAATCTTCAAGTATCTGAAATTAAACGTCTGAAACAAGAACTTGAAACTCTTCGAAAAGCGTGGTTTAAGGTAAACAAGGATATGGAAGAGAAGGACCAAATGATGAATATGAAGAACGAGGAGTTGGTACAGTTTATCGGAGACAATAAAAAACTGAGAAAGACTAACGAAGAACTTGTTTTGACAAAGCGTAAATTTGCAGAGGATCTTGACGAAGCACATGAAAAGATCGAACAACTCACCGAAGATTTGCAAAAAACAAATGATAGGTACGATGCCTTTGTCACTGTCTCGGGGACTAACTTTGCAAATCATTTCGAGCGCGTCCTAAAAAAGCGCAAGATTCCTGAACTTACTCTCGATTGAAAGGTATAAAAGCCACATATGTACGTAGAAATGGACTTTGAAACTATCGCGATTGTGATAACTTTCCTCGTTCTTTTCACCAACTGTTGTTGTAAGCGTAACTAATACTTGAGTTTATTAGTAGTAAAACGTTTTGATAAAGCCATACGCCCCTGAACCTTCATCTTAAAGTAGCTAAATAACCGATATCGTTTCTCGTTTTCCTGATATTCAAAGTTTTCCATTTGCTTGTCCCAATATTCCAAATCAAGCGGTGATTGTAAAACATATTCAGATTCTACGAACCATTCCTGACACAACGATGTCAATAAAATCGGAAGTACATGTTTAAGTTCTATGAAGATATCTTCGTCGCGCATACTCCTAGTCTTTTTAAATTGCCCATAATAAGAAAGTGTCACCACAGCTTTTGTATGTCTATCTTCATTCTTTGGAATAAGTCGTTCAAATTTTAATTGTTTGGTTGTTCTTCCATTGTAATAAAGGTGACCTATATCTGTAAATCTAGTCTTAAATCGCCGTGTTTGAAACCATCTTACCCAATCCGAGTTTATGTTTCTGTTAAACTTAAACAGTACAGATATTTTTAATACTCTAGTATCACCAGGCATTTCTTTATGTAATGAAATTTCTTCGACATATATTCCACATCCTGCCTTATAATCTGTAGCTGGTTTTAATTCAAAAATCTTCCACAAAACATCGTCAGGAAGGTTTTGTGCCATTTATTTTAATTGCATAAAATATTATACTAAAAAAAATTAAATAGGGTTACTTTATTTTTCTTCTTTATAATCTTTCGGTGTTCTACGGTGCTATCCGCCTCCGGTTTACGCTTCTTTACCCATGAAGAGAAGACACCTGTGATTGACGCTTTGACTATTTTGTTACATAGGAACAATGTCTTGGGATTATCACACAATTTTTCTAAGATTCGTGTTAGTGGTGGTATGAGTTGTTTGTCTCTGTAATAATCTCTGTCTACAATATACTTTCCAGAGGTAATCTCTTCTGGTAACACCGCATTCTCCGACATTTTATGAGATTTACCCTTTGCAATCACATATGGTACCCTATCACCTGCTACAAATCCATGTTGCTCACCTCTCTCTTTGTTTATACGTATTGCTAGGTTTACATGTGCTGCCATCGCTTTGTACTCCTCCGGTGATCGTGATAGTTTTTTAGACATGGTTAATAACTCCAGGGGTACTCGATTGCACGATAAATCTTGCACTGCTTTACTAACTACCTGACATGCTTTTTCAATATTCATAGTATTCATGAGTATAGTCAACATTTCTTTCTGAGTTTTTACCAGAAGGGGACAGAAATCTCTTCGTACACACTCTAACCCCTTCATGTCAATCTTAACATGTCCTTCTTCGTACTTTTTACCACAGTAACGTTTTTTCTTCAACAATAAGAAAGGTAAATAAACTTTCTCAAACTCCAACTCTACTGGTCGTAAAAAATGTGCATCTACATATTCACCCATCTCTCTCCCAATCTCCTCTGCTCGTTCTACGGTTGCCTCTGGCGTCGGACCGTCACACAGAGACCGTGGGAGATGACAGAACACTGAATCGGTACTGTAAGATGTTAGTGAATGATTCAGACAAAGAAAAAAAAGAAAATTACTTACTCTCCATACACACAGCGTACACCGTGTTCTTTTCCCCATACCGGATGATTTTCAATAAGATCCTGTGTTCTTAGAGTTAACCCCCTACCATATTTGGTAACACTTTCCGCGATACGTTTGTCTGGTAGAAACCCTACTGATGCCCCGGTGAATCCATAGATACTGTTCATACAGACCTTCAGACCCAATTGTCGTCCATTTGCTATCTTGTAAGGAACAGAATCTGGATGATGTTTCTTCATTTCTTTTTTTACTCGTTTACGCTCTTCCCATAAGGATCCCAATATTTCTGGTAGGATACCTTGGTTTGTTTCTTTGGTCTTAAAGATAATGTTCGTGTTGTAGTTAATCTTTGTTTGCATTCTTCCATCTTTCCAATAATAGTCAGGGACCGTTCGGACCTCTTTGCCTTCCGTCCAACCCATTCGTAACATCTTTTCCCTGGATACAATCGTCTCGTAGGACATGTTCATGCACATCATCACCGAAGGGTACAGTGACGCAAAATCAAGGGTTGCTATCGCTTCTTTGTAGAATTTGGGTTTAGGATCCAATACCACTGCCCCCTGAAATCCTTCAGACACTTCGTCTTTAACGGTTTTTACACCGAATTCTTCTGTGTTCAGTTCATTTCTGTAGGAATACTTTTTCTTTTTCTGACGTCGCGGAATAAAGAATTGAGGATTGCGTTTCTTGCAGTACCGTAACATGAGTGCAATGGTCCGTATTCCTTGTCCTCGGTTGAGAACATCGTTCAACGATATCCCGGTGACACATGACAACTGAAACGATACGAACAGTTTGTTCAGTTTGTGCATTATCATACGTGTCAACCATGCATCTTTTACACAGTAGACTGCCAATTCATCTCTGCCTTCTTTTGTATGAAACTTTGGATGAATTTCATTGTAATCCATGGGATATTTCTTCGTGCCTAAAAATGTCTTTGCCACTTCATCCAACTTGTAAGAGTTCAAGTTATGGTTCTTCTTCATGACTTGGTACCCATCATGATCGATTCGTCCAGGAATGTAAAGTGTTTTGGTAACATTCTTACCCGCCTGGTTGCTTTGAAACACCTTTTCCTTTATTTTAGATTCAACGCCCAAAAGACGTCCCCAGGTGGGGTACTTGTTCTCGCTTTTCCAACTCCGTTGAAATGAATATCCGTTCAATGTATGGTACCTGTCGAACAAGTACGGGTGGTCGAAGAAGGAACTGTTGTACCCTTCCAAAATGTCAATGTCTTCTTTTACGATGAAATTATTGAACGATTTTAACATTTTCAATTCGTTTTCGAAATGAAACACGGTTACGTCTTCTGATGTATATTCATCCGTAGGATCTTTGACCGGTGATAATTTTTCCAATGGGTCTCCATTCGGACTTAGTATCCACACGTACTTTTTTACGTTCTCGTTCTGTTGAAGGACTGCTCCGATGGTACATACCGGATCTCTTTCCGCTTTGGGAAACTCAAATTTCCCAGATGGTCGTTTGAATGGAACGGATTCAATATCATAACACAGTATACGCCAGGGCGCCATGTCGTTGCGCTCAATTTGGACATGGGTTTTTTTATCACCGTTGATTTCAATGTCACAGGTAGTTTTTTTTTCTTGAACACACGTACCCTCAATGGTCATCCAACTAGATGAATAAATATCACGATCGATCAAATACTGCAATGGATAGTCTACCTGATCGTTGTATATGGTAAATGGATGGTCAAACCCACGAATTCCAAACCCATATTTTTTATAATTTTCAACCATCAATTCCTCGAGTTCATTCCTACTGAATTCCTGCTTCCAGATATATTGAACTTTACGCGATAGTAATGCTTTTAAATCGTGTAAAACCCACTTATCATCTGCGGAAATCTTCACAAAGACTGGTGTTTGCGTCTCGTCAAAGTTGCAAATATCTTGACCACGGATTTCGTCGAACATGACCATGGTCTTGCCATATTTGTGACTGTCTATTATCTTTCTCTCAATGTTTAAAAGACACTCGTCTGATTTAAGTATGATTTTTGAACAACGATAACGTATCAAAGAGTCATTGAGATATTGCTTTAACCGAGGGATAGATTTTGCGTCTATTTTGATGCAAACAGAGGGTCGAAAACCATTTATCCATACTGCCACGCTTTTGTCGTCGATTGTACGTCCAAAGAGAACAATCTTATCTGCTTCCGGTGACTGACTATCCAAATGTTGAAATGTAACCTTCATTTTAATTTAAAATAATAATATTTTGTATTTGTACTATACACAATTTTTTAGGACGGGATTTATCTACCTAGAGCTACCTAGGTTTATAACCCTAGTTTTAACCCAACTAGGTCGAACTAGGTTGAAACTACTAGTATTAGAAAGTATTTATAAAGTATCTATAAAAAATATAATAATTATTAATAAAAATTAGGTGATAAAAATGACGGAATGTTGTATTTGTTTTGAAAAAATTAAGAATAAAGCCAAACTAGATTCATGCGATCATGAATTTTGCGTCAAATGTATAAAAAGGTGGACCAAAACAAACACTACCTGTCCCCTATGTCGTACAAATATAACCAAAATTACTGGAAAGCGCAAACGGGATACAGTTCATTTAGAACCAACATTAACACCAACACAACGTAGAGTTAGAGAACTGTTAACAAGATTTGCCTTACGCGTACTTCATGATGTTACCATGCCGGATGGAAGCCGTCGTACTGGGTTTCAATTGATACGTCCGGAAGACCAACAAGAAGGTGATATTACCACACTGAATCAGTTTCACAATGTCTTACCTGAACGTACGGTACTACAACCTTTACGTTACAGGCGTAGACGTCGTAGGCGTAGACCTGGAGACACGCGTGAGAACCCAATCGTTGTCGATTAACACATGTGGTCAAAGAAACCGTTCTGCCATAGAATACTGAGGACCGTCATAAAGGCAGCGAGACTTAATAATGTATAATCACCGACAACATCCTGTGGTTCCGGGGGTTCCTGGGGTTCTTCTTTCATATGTATAAAAAATAGACAATTTAAATATTAAAATATATTACATCTTTAATGTACAAAAACTAGCGCAATTCGGTAAGAATTCCAATAAGGTGGGATACCTTGCATATATTTCATTCAATCTATCTGGTACTGGATCGTCTTTGTAATGTTTTAGTGCGTACTTAAAATCAGATTCGACTAAACGTTTTGCTAACCTCTTGTCATTTTCACTGACCATAACAAGACGCATCATTCTATTTTGAAATTGACGTTGTAATTCTACAGACGATTTGAAACATTTCATGGCTGTTTTAACCTTTTCTAATTTACATCCTTGATCGCATGAATTTTTATTACCCATTTTTATATACTAATCAAAAATATATACTAAAAAAATGTATAAATAACATGGAGATAATAATAAATGACATCACGTACATCAAGAGATTTTGACGAAGATACGATATTTTTGAAGCGTGAAGACCCTCAGGTTTTTGCATCGGTAACCGTTGTAGAAAAAAAGAATACATCGCTATTGACATTTCTTACTATATTGGGTGTAATTAGTGGAATCATACAGTTCATAAAAGTATCTACTGATGGATCTATATCTGTTGTTTCTTCGTTATTAAATATGGTATATTTCTCTATGTACTTTTTAATGCAATGGAACGATGCCAGATACTCACCGAGCGAAAAGCGTAAATTAGTATTTCCTCAAATTAGTGGATTTGTAGCAAGCACTTGGAATTTCATTTTTGGTTTAATGAATGGAAGTTATTGGTGAGTATATAAATAGAATATTTTCACATAAATGTCTATCGTTAAAAATAATTTCGAAGTACCAACGACTAAAGTAGCTTTCTGTGGATCTATGGGAAGTGGTAAAACGTATGCGTCAACACAACTTCAACTAAAAACAAATGCAAAAATAATGTCAATTGCAAGACCAATCAAAGAACTCGTTTCGAGAATGAATTTAAAAGACGCCGGTCGAGGTGAACATATTATGGTTGGTACTGTTGGACGATCCATTGATAACAACATTTGGATAAATAAACTAATTGCCCGTATAGATGGAGATGTAATTGTGGACGATGTACGGTTTGAAAATGAAGCAAAAGTCTTAAAAGAAAATGGGTTTACCATTATTTATTTGAACGTACCGTGGCATGTTCGATTCAAACGTGTCTTAAAACGATCAGACGATTTAAGAGACCACATTCAATACTTCGCAAACGAGTCTGAAACGGCTTGCGAAACGATAGATAAGCGCTTGTTTGACTATGTATGTACCACAGAATCACAGGTAGATGAAGTTATTGAAAATATGGGCATAAATTCAGAGAGTATATAAGTGAATAAAAAAATATAATAAATGATTAGATTTGTTCCAGAAAATTCTAAAATAAATAACAATTCTTTTTTCGGATTATTTCAACTAAGAATTCAGCATATGGATTACGATAATCTCGATACAATCCCACCCAAAGATATTGTATTTGTGTGTGATTATCCAGGTACTGAGTTAATCGTAGAGAAATCGCGCAAATTTTACCGTGAAAATGATAAAATAAGTACGATACCATTTGAATACATTCACACTATAACTGCAAAAAATGTGATCATTGTATCAAATCGTGGAAATTTTCAACCCCCTGAGTTTCCAAAACAAACACGCGTACATGTAATATGTGTAGGTCCATGTAATAATTACATAGAGTTTGAAAAAATTGCGGAAAAGTACAACGGTGTGTACAATTACATAACAACTGGAGATGAACTATCCGTTGCAATTGGTAGTATAATAGGTGCAGTATTTTCCACAATGTATCGCAACGCATCCATTACTTTCAATTCAAATACATTGTTATTTAGTAAAAATAATGAGATATGTCAGTCTATTTCTGTAGGCGATTTGTACGCAGACGAAAACAAAGATATTCTTATAAAATGTCACCGTGTAAAAAACAACGATATACATTGTGTAGAGTATACATTTAGAGCAATAAATGCGCTAACCAATACTTTAGTGGAATGGAAAAAGAAAAGATTTATAAATGAAGGCATCGGGCGTCCAAATATGAATGTAATAAACCGATGGAAAGAAATTTGTATAGCAAAAGAATTGAAAAGTTACAATACTGACGTGTCCAGCAACTGTTATAATCTTCAAGGTGATATTGAAATGTTAACAAATTCAAAGGACCCAGCGTTATTCCGTAGAGTATCGCACGAGTATTTGCGTCAAAGAGACAACCGTTCCGACGATTATGTAAGTAAATACTATACACCATTTAGAATGTGGTTAAGTAGAGAGTTAAGTAAAAGTTAGTATATAAAATTGTATTTATTTTTAAAATGGATCGTATTAGTAGTGTATTACCATCTTTGACCTGTAAAGGTGTGGGTAACGGTTGGACTGCATATGGGTACAAGGCAGCAGCAGAAGTTATATTTTTAGGGTTTCTTTGGAACGTCGCACAGTGGTTTATGCAGTGGGCGTACGCGGGTGTCAAACAAGCAGAACTTTTAGTAGCTCCCGCTGTAAAAGCATACGAAGATATGTGCTTAACATCTGCTCAAACTGGATACGCAAACTGGTATAGGTCTGCAAGTAAAACAATTAACACAGCTTGTCTTGATGCAGCTAAATTTAGAGAACAGACTATCTTTAATGTTAATGAAGCCTTAAGAGAAGCCAGGGAATATATTGTAGATTTAATTTGGAAAGCCAATGCTACCGTTGCAACACCAGTTGCAGTTAGTGGTGCTAATGATATTATAAAGGGAGACTTCACAACTACTCAAAATATCGCATCATTGATTTTTAATTCTAGACATGAGTTAGTGTGCAAAATTGCATTAGGACTTGAAAAAGCGTTTCAGTCGTCTTCATCATGTGCGAGAAAAAGAAGACGTGTAGATCAACCAGAATTAAAACTATAAATCTGTATACATAGCAGTTACGTTACCAATAAAATCGTTGATTTGAGAAAAATCACCATACACACGAAACACAACGTAAAGTTTACATACCAAGATAATCATACAGGTTTGAAGAAATTTCAAAGTCCATACGGTGATTGGTACACAATATTTAAATTGATAGTGTGTGATAATAAAAACTACAACAAAGGCAATTATCCAGCCAATTTCTTCTAACATTTATTTATATATTTTAATTATTTATATAGTCGCTTCTGTAATAAACGATGCGTACGAATTTATACCACAGGCATTTTTCCACCTTTCTAAATAAAAATAACCGTCTAATCCCCAGTTCTTTCCCCATGAATTCTTTATAATCCAATACTTTGGAGTAAATCCGACTACCAACACTGCATGATCCACGTCTTTTCCACATTGAGATTCTTTTAAAACACCACCATTATACATTTCTAGGTGCCACGATGTTGAATCTATGCCTACGGGTATTGGTCCATATTGTACAATATTATGAGCCAATTTATCTTCGATTGGGTAATTCCATTCATCGCTTTGTGTGGCGTAGTTCTTTACCATAACCCATGGACGCACAATTCTACGATAACACTTGTATTCCCTTTCTAAATATGGATCAAAATTATCTGGACCAGCCGGTGTTCGTTTTGCCTTTTCAAATGCATACTCCATTATACCGCCATCGCATCCGTAATTATCTCCCTTTGTACAGTCTATCCATTGTTGTACACTGAAATCTTTTAGTTGACCAGTTTTCTTCCAATACCAATATTCAAAAGAACCAGCTGCTGCAAATGCAAAACATGCGCCACAAGACCCTTGACGTTTTACAGAAGTCACCGCTCCATGTGTTCTCCAATCCATTGACAAAGGCAGACCAAAACGATGATTACCTTTTGTGTCCAGCCTACGTTTGCGTTTGTGAAAAGGATTTGCCCGGGTATGATTTTTATCCGATCGATAAGTAAGACTATAGTTATGTACAGATGCAAAATGATATTTTGGCGCTAGTAGATGGTAAGCCAGATTTTCTTCCTCTATGGTGTACAGTTTCCGATGGACTTTTTTGTATGAGTGAAACCATTCTGGATAGCAATAAACAGGTACGATACAAAACAATATAAGGTATAGTCTCATGTTTTTAATAAAAATAGTATAAATATATAGGGATAAATACATAAATGCTGAACGCGGTGTTTGCGCGACCGATTGGTATTTTTGATAATTGGTTTAATAAGGTAGTAAGTTATTTGACATTGGGAGACTACTGCCATTCGGAATTCGTTTTCAGTTGGACTGAAGAAGAAGCAGAAACATTTTTCCAGCAAATAGAGGGTCACGACAAACTAAAAAATAATTATAAGAGATACCTAGAAGATGGTATGGTCCACGTCTGCTTTTACATCCTTTGGGGGGATGTATTGTCGTATCGTTTGTTAAAGCATCAACACAACAACCCATTTTACAGAGTTTTGGACGAAACATCCGCTGCCAGTGTACCAATTACCTTATCTCCAGCCAATGAAATTAAACTGGGGAATTTTTTATTGGCACAATGTGGTAAACCTTACGATTACGCTGGAGCATTGTTGTACGCCATACCACTACGAAGAAGCAGTACGGAGTACCCACAATATTATTGTTCCGAATTAATGGTATGTGCACTACAACAATGTAGAATGTTACAAAATGTAAACCCCTCTGCTGTCACGCCAAATAAATTATATAAATTATTAACTGTTTAAGCACTACAAGACTCACATGTAAAATTTATAGCAGTCGCTCTAGGCTGCGTTCTTAAATAATAACATCCCGTCTTCAATCCCTTCTTCCACCCATAAAAATGCATTGAGGTCAGTTTTGAATGGGTCGGAGCAGCCATGTAAAGATTCAAACTTTGTGACTGATCTATGTAAGCACCCCTAGCTGCTGCATGGTCGATAATACTCTTTTGACTTAATTCCCATGTAGTTTTAAAACACTGCTTTACCTCAACCGGTAAATTCGTCTCTTGAACACTTCCTTTATGTTCAATAATATTATTGATTAAAGAAGAATCCCACATTCCTAGTTTTTGACATGTCATCTGCAAATACTTATTTATAATCACGAATTCACCGCTCAAAACACGTCTGACATATAAATTTGAAGTCCTGGGTTCAAAACTTTCTGTGTTTCCCAATATTTGGGCACTGGAAGCTGTAGGCATAGGAGCAGTAAGTAGTGAATTTCTTAGTCCATGCTTTAACATTTTGCTTCTTAGTATGTCCCAATTAAATCTACTAGACGGTGCAACCCCCCACAAATTAAATTGAAATACCCCTTTGCTTGCCGGTGAATTGGGAAACGAGTTGTATGGTCCGTCTCGTTGCGAAAGTTCAATGCTCTTTTTAATAGAACCGTAATAGATGGCTTCAAAAATGTCACGGTCTAATTCTTGTGCTTCCGTTGAATCATATGCCATACCCATCATTTGAAAGACATCAGAAAGACCCTGAACTCCAATACCTATAGGACGATGCTGTTTGTTAGAATATTCCGCTTCTTTTACTGGATATGTTGTTTTATCAATTACCAAATTTAAATTCTCTGTGACTTGACCTGCTATATCTACCAACTTATCAAAATTAAACCCATGTTGAGTTACAAATTTAGGTAGTGCAATACTTGCAAGTGTGCAAACAGCTGTTTGATCCTTGTCATGGTATTCTACAATCTCACAACATAAGTTAGAAGAGCGTATAGTACCCAAGTTTTTCTGATTGCTTTTTTTATTGCATGCATCCTTGTATAAAAGATAAGGTGTTCCAGTCTCTATCTGAGTCGTGCAAATTTGCATCCACAAATCACGAGCCTGAATACTTTTACCAATTCCTAGGGACTCGTACTCCGCGTATAATCGTTCAAATTCTTCACCGTACGCATCCTGGAGTTTAGGAGCTTCAGTTGGACAAAATAGAGTCCATTTACCGTCAGATTCTACACGTTTCATAAAAAGATCAGGAACCCACAGAGCATAAAACAAATCTCTTGCTCTTTCTTCTTCCACGCCATGGTTTAACTTCAACTTTAAAACATCCTCTACATCTTTGTGCCATGGTTCTATGTATATCGCGAATGATCCTTTGCGTTTATTTCCTCCCTGATCTACATATCTGGCGGTGTTATTGAACACGCGAAGCATAGGAACTAAACCATTGCTTGTACCATTTGTACCTTTAATACGGGTGTGTTTCGCTCGAATATTTGAGACGTCGATACCAATGCCACCGGCAGATTTACTTACCAAAGCTACATCTTTTAATGTCTCGTAAATTGCTTCTATAGAGTCATCCTTCATAGACATTAGGAAACAACTAGCCAATTGAGACTGTTTCAGTCCAGAATTAAACAATGTAGGCGATGCATGAGTATACCAACCATTTGAAATTGTATCGTACAAATCAATCGTTTTCTTAGGTGTATCCGCTAAAAATACAGCGACACGCATTAGTAAATATTGAGGACGCTCTACTATACCATCCTTGTTTTTTAACAAGTAAGACCGTTTTAGTGTCCGTAGCCCAATAATGTCGTATTGGAAATCTTTTTCGTGTGTTATATGTGCGTCGTAATTGTAAGCGTGAACCTTTTCCATAAAAGATTTAGAAAGTATACCCTCATTGTTTAAAAGATTCATAGCTTCGGTAAAACTGCCAGGTGTAGTACCATGTAAATCGATCGTTTCCAATCTCCCTGCTAAAATACCATATTCATACGATTGGGTTGCCAGAGAAGCAGCCTGCTCAGCGGTATAGGGGACAATATCAGAACTAGGCATTTTGGCTGCTACACCTTTGTTAATTTGATCGCAAAGACCTTCTACATCGATTGTATCCAATACCGTGGGATATTCAACGGCTCTTTTTATAAAATTATACATTTTAGTTGTATCATATGGTTCTTCTACTCCTTTACGTTTAATAACAATCATTTATATTAAGAAAAGTATACTTATATATTAATTATCTTTTAAAGTCATGGCTACCATCTTTATGTTTGCTCCACAAATAAACCCGGAAATAAACCCTACAAATGATGTTACAACCAATACAAGAGCCATTCGTAGAATTGTGTGTCTACCACAACATAGTAGTACCAAAAACAACACTAGATATACTGGTCCAACTACTGTAATTAATATTGATTCGGTGATCTGAGACGTTTTGTACACGCCTGCGAGAACAGTCGCTGCTAATGTTATACCCAAACAAAAGAACAATATTACACACAAATAATAAGACCGTCGAATAAAAGATTCGATTTCAGCTGCTTTATGTTTGTTAAAATACTTATTTCGCGATAAATTAAGAAGTCCTTTTTCTTCGTCGTCGTCTGACATTTTATCGTATAGAACTCCTATATATATGGTATTTGAAAAAAATCACTACAAATACAGCTTTGACCTATAAAAATGTTAAAACGACAAAGGCTTAATGTCAGAGCCTTTTATGTAAATTATTCATCCTTAGGTATAACAAGAGAACCTATACTCATCGATGATTATGTAAATATTATGACAAAACGAGATCCAATCATATGGAGCACAAAGCTTTATAAGGTTGTTAAAATAGAATCCCCATTGTATGTATTTTTACGGGATCAATCGGATAAGTCGAATGAAGTTGTTGCAAACGCACATTATAGAATGCCATTTGATACGACAATATACAGAGCAATCAAGCCAGCTGGAACAGGATGGAAAGCTGTAAATATAGATACAGGTGATATAGCCTATTTGAGACCCTATCTTTACGAAGATGGATTAGAAAGAGTAATCAAAACAAAAGTTACTAATTTAAAATTAAAGAAGAGTAATGTTCCTCCGAGAAGAAGAATGCTAATCACTGGAAGATTATGGGACATGTTTAAGTTCTAAGATACATGTCAATAACGAGGTACTTGTCGTCTTTTTTTACCAATCTTATGTTTACTTCGCGTCCCTTACAAAAAATAGTATCGTTCTGATTCACTGTAGAACCGGTGTTTATTGCCTCTATGACTTTTTCCTGAGTAAGACGGTTTTCATCCATGTACTGTCTGGATTTCCGCGTATGAATAATTTTACTAGAAGTTATTTTTTGTAACGTGACTGGGTAAGATAGTTCAAATTTTCCGTTAAAAAGTCCTTTAAACTCAGGATCTAACTTATATTCGTACTTTTCTAGGACAGGTGCAGTGATATCAGTCATTTATATTGTTTAAAAGATACTTATATACTAAATTTTTAATTTTTGTGTTAATACTTTTTTGAGGATGTTTTTCTTTTGAACTAGGTCTTTCAGTGTACGTTCCCCTGTACGAAATAGATAATAGCTATTTATAAAACGTTTCGATATGTTTACATGCCAATATATTGTATCTTCCCACGTTATTTTTAGTCGTTTGCCAGTCTTATTGTTTATTTTACCAGTTGCAGCATCAATCACACACATTTGTTCGTCATTGAGATAACTTAATTCATAAGCCAAACACAACACTACACTCAATGCGTAAATATCATTTATCTCCAAGCTGTCATAATTATATGGTAAAAACGGTTTATCAAACAACAATGGCGCATAACCTAGAGTTCCAACTACCTTTCCACTTGCAAAATCTTCCTCACTTACCAAAGCATCGTCTAAATCACCAAATGACAACGCATTTCCACACACAAATATATTTTCTGGTTTTATGTCCCCAAGATATATTTTTTTAGTGTGTAATTTTATCAATACAGGTAATAAATGTCGATAGTGAATCATACCAATATATTTTGGTGATTTTTCCAACACGGAAAATAAATCCATTTGACAATATGGTAAATTGGCAACTAGATAATTATTGACCATAAATATTTCACCAGGATAGTTCAGATATTTTTGTACACCTTCTATTGACAAAAACTTATTATATTTTTGTCTTATATTTTCACACTTTTTTTTGTCAGAAATTTGTACCGATACAACAATATTATTCTCAAAAATATAAACACACTTGTACCCACCAGAAGCTGTACGCTTTGGACATATAGCTTCGTCCAGAAATATTTCTTTCCATGAACGATCACCTGAATCTTTTACTGACATCCATGGCTTAGACAACACACGCCTATATTTAATTATTTCACTACGAAATTCTTTACCTCTACATTCTTTACAACTCATTTTATAAAAGAATAATATTATTTATAATTAATTTTACTTGATATTTGCCATACATTTTAACCACTCTTCACACTCTTCTACTGTATCGAAGTTGTTACAATATCTTTTCTTGTTAATCATGATTCGTGCCTCGTATCGTTGATTACGTTTACGAATATTCCCAGTACCTGGTTTTCGATTGCGAGACTCAGTGATTTTTCCCGATTTTATCCATTCTTCACATTGCTCTACTGTACCGAATGTTCTACTATATCTTTTATTATTAATCGAGACTATTGCCCGGTATCGTTTCCCATTTTTTGTTTTAACAATACTTCCAGTCCCCTGCTTTCGCAATTTTCTGTCCGATTCCATGCATTTACCCGTCTCGTTGTAAAGCTCGAGTGCCTCTTCTGCTTTCTCCTTCATATCGTAGTATCCAATGTAATTCCGTTCGGGGCTGGAGCCAAGTACAACCCATTTTTTAGATACTTTATTAAAAGAAACAGATCCATATTGACCGTTGTGTAATTTTCGTATCGCCTCTTCGGTATGCTTATATCCGGACACACCTTCACCGCCTTTAGTGAGATTATATCCCGCCGGTGCTATGGTCTTCTCCACCTCGATATAGGATATCTCAAGGTTCGATAAGTCCTCTTCAGGCACATCGTCAATGATCTTTTCCCGTTTAAAGTTCTCCCATCCATATTTTCGAATCGCGTTACTGATATACGTTTTCATTTTCGAATTTTTATGTTGAAGCATCCTCTTCTTATACTCAATGGTTTTCCCTATGTATTTTTTACCATCAATGGTATTTGTGAGTCTGTAGATGCATCCCAAGCGTTGTTTGACCATTTATTGGACTCATGGCTGCTTATATACCTCGGTTTGTATAGACATATTATCTTCATCTAGTAAATATTTTGGTAAATTTTTTGCTATTCTATGATTATTCTTATCATAGTACATGTATATTATAGATATCTTTTCCTTTGGTGGAGAGGTCTTCACGTGTTCTAATACCTCTACCAGGTGGTTCAAACGATCTTTGAACACCGCTGCGCGACCCAATTCACTGTCCGGATTTAGTCTCACGACCACAAAATGTTCTGGTACATTGCTTTTAAACTCGTCGTATATATCCGAAATACGCTTCTCATCGCAATCGTAAGAACCATTCTTCCACAGGTGTTGATGTTCATCTAGTTCAAACTGGATATGGCACTTCAGGTGAGGGTCCAACCACATAGCGTCTGGTCTATAACGTAGACACATGTCTCCCTGAACACGGGTATCATGCTCCATATGATATGGAAACCTAACTTTTAACACTTTGATGTATTTGAGTTCTATACGCTCTTTCATGAACCCATAATCATCACAGCATGACCTACATACTTTTGCACCTTTGATAGAACGAACCCTGCCCACATGTTCATAACAGATATCACAGTATTTGTCACCGATGTCGTGAGTAGCCGCAAGGTGTACTTGTAAGTGTCCCTTTTGCTTACCTTTGTAATTACAATGGTCACATTTGAACCATGTGACTCCAATATTATGTTTGTTCGTCATATGTTGTTTTATATGTCCTTTTTTCTTAGCTTTGTAATCACATAGGTCACATTTAAACCATGTGACTCCAATATTATGTATATCTGCCAAATGTGATTTCAACTGATGCTTTTGTTTAAATTTAGAATCACATAGGTCACACTGGTGCCATGTTACGCCTATATTATGTGCGGCGGACATGTGTGCTTTTAAGTTGCCTGTTTGTTTACCTTTGTAATCACATAAGTGACAGTGATGCCATTTGATGCCAATATCATGTTTAAATGCCAAGTGCTTTTTTAAAGAAGAAGGCTTGTAACATTTGTAATTACACAGGTTACAGTGATGCCAGACGGTGCATATATCATGTTTACTTGCTAAATGATAATTTAGATCCGTTTTGCATTTACTTTTGTAATTACAATGGTCACATTTGTACCATGTTACGCCTATGTCATGTTTGAACGATAAATGTCTTCTTAAATAACTTTTATGTCTACACGTATACGTACATAAGTGACATTTGACTTCACGTTTCCGTTTCATTTATTATTAAAATAAGATACTTATATATGTTAGTTTTTACTCTTCTATGACGTCTGTGAGATCCCAGTCCCCTAGGGGGGTCGCATTGTCCACAACTTTGTGACATGCTCGTCTTAATTCAACCTGACAGAGTTCAAATTCTTCATAGGTTGCACCGGACTTTGTGCGATGAAACGTATCCATCATTCTGGACAATACTTTCCAAAACTCGGCGTCCCACTCCAATTTCCATGCACGTAGACGCTTTGGACCCCAGGAAATAAATATCGCCTTACGCTTGTCACTGCACGCCATCTCAAGGTACATTTGTGGGACGTAATAATAGGTTACTTTACGATTGCATTTTTTTGACTTTGCCGGACATTTAATCTCGAGGATTCCTTCTTCTAAGACTTCGAAATCTTCACTAGTTTCATCGTAGATTTGGTAGAATCCGTCAGGAGTTGCAGACAACCAGTTAATGGTATTGTGTTGAATGTGGGGTGCTTCAAACGCGATAATATCGGTCTTACGGTTTAAGAACTCTTCAAGAGCTCCATCTTCATGCTCTCTCCCCCATTCCATCCAACCCATCTGTTCTTCGGTAAATGGGTCTTTTTTTCGTCCTTCAAAGACTTCTTCATAGAATTTAACGCGGTCGTCGTTACCTCTACAGAAGAGGAATTGACTTAATTTACTCCCAGAGAGTTTATTCTTGCGTCTACGAAACCATTCTTCGCTTCGTTGACTTGGTTCGTCTAAGTTTTGGTCATCCAGTGAAAAAAATCGCTCGTGTGTAAATTGACTCATTTATTTAAACATTTTTTTTACTTATATAGTAGGATTATTAATTTACTTTATTAACACTTTCTAGTACGACTCGACCTAGTATTGTATATTCTACCTAGTATTATACCTAGGTTGCTACGATACCCCAGTGATCAAAAATAGTATAATTAATTAAAAATAATGTATAAAAAGGTGATAAAAATTAATAAAAATGTTTTATTGTGTTAATTTAAGAAAAAAAGATTGCAACTTGAAGTATAATTTCAATTCTAAAATATTATCTGTGAATGACGTTTCTTTGAATGTCAGACGTTTGTATTCGGTACCAGCGACTCAATCCAGTGAGCACGCATATCTCCTGACGGAACTATCGACACCCTATCAAAACAAGAAAACACTACTATTTCGTAGCGAGTCCTGGTTAATCACAGACGACGACGATGCAGACGATAATGTTCTTGTGGAACAACTCAACAAAAAGGTAGACACCTTGTCTGGTCAAGACTGTGTTATTCTCAACGATTCTGTTGAAGCAAGATTGCACGGTACTACAACCATGAACAATTTGTACCCTACAAAAACGCGTCTGATTGCACCAAATTCATTATACATTGAAGATGCATCTAGCATTGACGTTATCTTTTGTGAACGGGTGACCTCGTACACGAAATCATTCGACATGGTACTTGTCATGAAGAATGGAAAGACCATCACACATTCGTGTATTTCAAGAAAGAAAATTAACATGTTTGTAGAATGGGCAAAACAAAACAATCTTGAATTCTACCAGACTGGACCAGATCCTTTACCCTGGAGTGCAATTATGAAACGTCATAATGACGGCGAGTCGTGGGAATCTATATACAAACTCATCACACATGTATCGGACAATGAAGACGAAGAAAGCGAATGGTCTGAAGGTTACACCGATCCTGAAGAAGACGACGAAGAGGACCTCGACTTTCTAGAAGACGAATCCGAAGAAGAAGAATTCGTAGAGGATGACTACTCCGATGAGTCGGACGAAGAAGGAGATTACGAACCAGAAGCAAAGCGTAGAAAAACCTAATGATAAGCAATCTTACCTATTAATTTACTATTAAAAACTACTCTAGGAACACGCATATCGGTGATATCACTTCTCCGAATAGATCTGAGCCCAAAGTACATGGCTACGTATGCACATGTATGCCAAATACTATGGATAATTGCGTAGTGTTCGTCGCTATGTTTCCCATCCGTTAAAAAGGCTACTACGCCTCCTCCACCTAATATTAACGAGATGTACAGAAACAATATGTCGCGTTTACTGTCAGCTTCGCGGAAGAAATAATCAAAGGTTCTCTTTACAACAAAAATGACTTGACAAATTATAGTAACACCGCCAACGATATCCGCAACCATTTGGTCACTCCAGAACACGCCAAGTAATAAGACTACAAACAACAACACAGGTAACATCCATTCGGGGAACTCTTCGAACAGAACTAACACGGTTACTAATATAAGGGTCAATGTAGAAAAGGAAATGTCTAAAGGTCCCATGTACTCCTGTCCGACATCGAAGACAATCGACGTGTGATAAGCTACACTACATCCAAGACCTATGATCACCGTAGAGAAGATCCAAGCGGTGTTTCGAAGAATATAAATCATAGGGATAGCGAAGACATGGGTAACTAAGACGAGCCAGTTTTGTACAGCTTGGCTGTAATTGTCGTAAGTAAGTAATACTATACCAGAGTACAACACTACTGAACAGAGAATATAAACATCAACTACTTCTAACATTTAATATTAACATACGGTATATTTATAGTTATTCGAGAATGAAATACTCTACCCAGTTTTTCTCGTCCTGGTCATCAACAAACTCGAGGTACTGATCACAATCACCGAGGTTTAATGGGGCACGCGCTGTCACGGCTAATACCTCTTCGCCACGCTTCAACAGGGCAAATATCCACACAAATTCGTCACGTACGATATAAGAATGTGCCAATGCACGCGGTTTATTATTCTGACACATATATTCATACGCTTTGAACCATTTAGAAGTACAAAAACCCGGAGTTAAATCGGACATTATTTTTTTATAAAATATTTTGTATGTATCAAAAATTTTGTATCTGGGGTACTCTTTTGTTGTTCGAGCTCGACCTAGTTTGAGAATCACGGTATATAGCAAGTAGAATTAATATATTTAATAGGGTAACAATACCAGATTCTATACCTAATATATATAACTCCAACATAAACCCATATATCGACCAGAGTGCTGCTGATATACAATGCATAAAGACTGTACATACGTGCAAATCCGATGTACTGTTGGGATGCCGAACCTTCCATACTTGAGGTATATTGGATACCATAGAAATCAATGCACCGGCACCTGCTAATGCTTCCAATGCTGTGAACATTTCCAGGGTATTAAACTTCCTTTATAGTAAAATCTTCAAGATACACACACGTCTTCGTTTTCTTCAAATAATCCAGTTTGGGATCCCGAAGATTCTTTCTTAGGACGTCCGTAGTGATAGGACCATATACATCTGCACTTCTTGTAGTTTCACGTACCACAACAAATATTGCCTGACCATCACCGGAACGGATTATAGGGTCTGTGTGCCCTCGTCCTTGTCCTCCCTTTTGGAAAACAAAAGACGTTCCATATCGTTTCGACGCCTCTTCGCACTGTGACTTTACATGAAGTTCTACACCATCGTAGGTTAAGTCTGCATCGAAGGATTTACGGTGTTTTTCGTAGATTTCCATATCTGGCTCAGAACAATCGATATTATTCTTCCAGAACAACCAAGTCACTGACCATTCGCCCATCTTGCCGACAGTGGTGTCGTAAATCATTTTTTGACGGTTGAATTGACCTCGTTTGTTACGCATTCGCTCAGTTGTGACAATTTCTTTTTGTGCAAAATCATTGCACGCTTTCCAGAGAGTATTCCACTCTGGTTTCGTGAATTGAATAGTTTGTTTCACAATAGTATTCATTTTGTTTTAAAAAAATAATCGTTATAGTACACGCCCAAGATTTACAATTTTGATATTACGTGTACCAACCTAGAAACCTAGATTATGTAAGCCTATCAATACAAGTATATGTTTCGTAGTCAACTTTTTATTTTTTTTACATACCCACACCTTTACGAACTGTAGCCTGTAAAAACGTCGGTTTTTTCCTCTACATGCAATACGATAGGAATTTGTATTCTAAGTCTATAAGTATAAAATTACCTATCAAGCATGTCGTTTTTTCTATACATTCATACACGATAGCCTAAAATGACATTATTAGCATATAAGCATCATGGACTATCCTTAGTATACTAAAAAAGGTACTTGTAGTAGACTCCGAGTATCAAGCATCGTCGCATGAAATAGCATTCACCTTATTCAAAGTATTAAAAAATGGCTCTAATAGCATTCATCT